CATCTTCATCATCGGATCCCATATTTTTAGATATTTCCCAGAATTCCTTCGAACCCAACCTAAAAGTCGGGTGATTTTCAGCCTTATACCAGAAGATTTGATCGGTCAACTTATTCGATTTCGCATTATTATTTATTACCAAGCACTCATAGTTCTCCGTTGTGTTATCCATCACAGCACAAAAGGATTCTAATGTGGGGAACATACTCGCATAGTTCTCCCAAATACGCTTGCGATTGGTTAAATAAGGTTCTCTCAATATAAACACATAATCGATATTTGTTCGCAGATTAGGTGGGATACCGAGCGGGTATTGCATAGTTATGACCAACATGACCTTCCAATGACGTCCATTCATAAATAGGAGTCGCATCATCTTGTCACGAGTCCATGTCTGATCGTAAAGACAGTCATCCATAATCACGAAAGCACGTGGATCAATTGTGGTTCTCTTGTATGTCTCAACTTCCTTCTTCATTTGTTTCATGACAGCCTTCTGTCTACGTAGGATGTTCTCAATCAGTACCGAGTTGTATTCATCATGAATGAATAGTTTAGGAACATGTTCTTTATAAAAACCATTACCAGCTTCGGTACCAGAGATAACGGTTCCAATCGGTATATCTTGATGGTAATATAGTAGATCACGCACCAAGAATGTCTTACCTGTATCACGACGTCCAATTAGAACAACGACGGGGCCTTTGTTCTCATCTACCTTAAACGTGATATCACGCATATTGAATTTTTTTAATTCCAATGTCATTTATAATTTAGGATATAAATTATAAATAGAGAACAAACGTTCATATCTACCAAATAATATGTTAATTACAGTTATAAAAAAATGTTAGAAGTCGCACAACAATTCAATGCTATAAATTTGAAATATTTAGAAGAACAATTTACGCCTACATCAGATGACTTGAGGCAAGACTATAATCCATTTCATCTAAATTCTTTTCAATATTACCAACCGATCCTAAAATTACTATTTGATATTAATTCCCAAAACTACAATTCTATGCAATTGAATCATCGTTTTCATATGGCAGATTTGAAAACGGTGATAGACACGACCACTTGTCAGCTGGTAGACAAGCCAATATTTATAAAATATTCTCCTCTGTTAGACCCAATTCGATATATGATCGGTCGATATGATACCGACAATGACGCCATACGCACTCTACCCAGCATTGATGGTACCAACTTTGATAAATTATCGGATACGAACAATGCATCGTATACAGATGGGTTTTTCTCACTTTTGTCTAGTAAATTAATGGAGCTGCATGATTTCAAACACTCGGTCGCATACTATGGCTCGTTCTCTGCAGTCCAACAAAAATTCAAAATGAATATTGCAGACGATTATGAGTATCTGAATAATTCAAATTTCTTTATGGATCATGTGAATAAACTCTTTCGCATAAACAGACACCGTGTGTCCTCTATGGCGAACCACAACTCGAGAGGCAATCGTGATAAGATCATAATTACGTCGGAAGATAGTGTTGTTTTGGATGCATCTATATTGGATTTATCCACAATCGATATTGATCTTAGCCCATTGGAAGAAGTCTATGCGGATGCAGGGACTGGCGAATCAGACGTTGCGAATTTGTCGCTAACTCGCACGCCACCAAGCTCAGATGAGGATGACGACGATGAAGAAGATGATGAAGATGATGATGAGGAAGATGCAGGGGCTGACGCCCCCCGCACGCCCCCCACGTCTGACGACGAATATGATACAGATGACGACGAAGATGAAAATGAAGATGACGAAGATGAAGATGAAGATGATGATGAGGAAGGCGAAGATGATGATGAAGAGGACGTAGATAATGAATCACGAGCAGAGGAAACCAATATATTCGCTTATATCGACAATTTCCCAGTACAGATGATATGCCTAGAAAAATGCGAAGGAACACTCGACGAATTATTTGTGAATGAAGAGATTGATGAGAAAACTGGTGCAAGTGCACTATTCCAAGTAATAATGACACTACTCGCGTATCAGACTGCATTTAAATTCACACATAATGATCTACATACGAATAATATTATGTATATATCTACGGAAATCGAATTCCTCTATTACAAATATAATAATGTATGTTATAAGGTCCCGACTTATGGTAGAATATTTAAACTTATAGATTTCGGACGTAGCATTTACACATATAATGGAAAGCTATTCTGCAGTGATAGCTTTGCTACAGGTGGAGATGCGGCTACACAATATAATTTCGAACCATATTACAATAAAAAATATCCAATTATCGAACCGAACTATAGTTTTGATTTGTGTCGTCTAGGATGTTCCATTATAGATTTCATTGTTGATGATAAACCTCGAGATGAACTACAAAAAACAGTGCATAGATGGTGCATGGACGATAAAAAAACTAGCGTCCTCTATAAGAAAAATGGCGATGAAAGGTATCCCGATTTCAAATTATACAAGATGATCGCGAAGACGGTCCACGCGCATACTCCACAGAATCAGTTGGCATTCCCGTTTTTCAGCCAATTCAAATCGTCGGTAACAGATGCATCGTGCATGGATATCGACAAGATTCCTTCATACGCATAAGTGCAAACATGTATGTATTCATATTTATAAGAATATATACTTTTTAAACCGATGAAGATTTCAAATGGGACGCTGAAAGCGTCCGTTTGGAAACTTATCGGTCATAATCCTTAAGAAAAAAATGGGATTTCGTCCCGTTTTAATTCTTCAAGGGTTTAAAATCCAGGAACGTCCGTGAATATCTGGGTTGGCGCCGATGCAGTGAAATCACTGGAACCCAACATTTCGGCTACAGGTCCACTCGCCTGAAAGAATATCATAATCGGCACGAAGGCGCACGCCATTACAAGTAGTGAGTCGCGTATAAGGAACTTGAGTGGCTTGTTCTCCTTTTCGACAAACTTCATCTCAATCAACTTGGCGAAAAAGAACAAAACGGTAATTGAAATCGTAATAATGATCGGTTTTTCCATTTGATATACTAAATTATTAAACATTTATATCAACGATTTAACGCAAGGGGGAACCAAGGTTCCCCCTTACCCCCTCCTTTAATTGGGGATACAATAACAAAGGATTGGATAGTATTAAGGGAGGGGTCCAAGGGGAACCGTAGGTTCCCCTGTATGGTTCCCTGACTAGAGCTCTTCAACCCCATCCAAAGTAATAGAATCACCAAATGTATCAGATTTATTCATATCAAACACATCCATTTCGCCTAAATCGATATCACTATTTGTATGTATCTTTATCTTGTCATCATCATAATCATCGTCATCTTCTTCCTCGAGCTTTCGTTGAATGGCTCTGGATGTGCTTATCTCTTCCAGTCTCTCTATGTTCTTTGGTGCATTTACGTCAGACACACTTCCTGTCTCAGAATCCAATACACTATCATAATCATTGAATTTCAATTTAGTTATGACAGGCTCATTATCAATATTGGAAATCGAAGGTACCAATTGAGGTTTCTCTACCTCATCTTCCTTTTCCTTTTCCTTTTCATTATCCTTCTCTTTTTCTTCACCAACTTGTACTGGTACCGGTTCGGGTCCAATGTTCTCTATAATAACCTCTTCTTCTTGTTCTACCGACTCGTCCATGTATGCACGAATGATTGCCTCTGTTGGGATACTATCACGAATAGTGTTTAATATCGACTCTTGTACGATGAGCTCAAGCTCTCTATTAACTCTCTGTGTTAATAGTGGCGGAATATTCTTTTCGAATAAATACACATTAGAATAGCATTTGCGAGCTACGTTAATATAAACCTTATGAATGAAACTATCCAAGTTCGGCGTATTGATATCTATCTTTTTCTGTCTGTTACCTACGCGAATACAGGTGAGAACCTTCAGCTGAATAATATGGACGCAAGTAATTAAATCGTCTAAATAATTACATCCACTCCGTTCTACAATTCGCTTACGTTCTTCCTCTATTATATTTGCATTCCACTTAGGCACACGCGATATTAAATTTTGGAATGTCATCAGATACTTACCAGCCTCATCATTCTCAATACATAGCTTCCATGATTCATTGAAAATAGACCGAATCCCTTCTATAACCAATGGTGTTAAGATACTTACCAATCTGCTACACCACTCGTTTCTAGATTCTTGCAGGTTCGAGAGAACAAAATCATCCATTTTTATAGAAATCGTCTATATTTTTATATCTAAACATTTACGCATCAGGGTCAGGGAACCTGCGGTTCCCCGAACCCCTCCCTTTGTATCCGCAATCGAGGGAGGGGTTCGGGGAACCGTAGGTTCCCTGATTACATAAAGGAGATTTTATGTAGTTCTGTGTTCTCTCGCAAGAATATAAAATTCAGCATATACATCATCAACATCTTCTCACACCTAAACTCGGCTTTGATTTTATTGAAACACATCATAATATTGGATTTAACTGCATCGCTCCATTTTCCAGATTCTTGTACGTATTCCATCAGATCCAAACACGAATATCCCTTCTCATAAATTGCCACACTAGTATCTGAGGCAATAATATTAGTATTTATCTGTTTGTCATCCAAATATTCGCGCATCCACTTTGATTTTTCATCTTTGAATTCAGTCAGATCCATGTTTTTACCGAGTGTATATTGATGTAAATTAACTACCTTTCCGTTTTCTATAAGTTCTGGAACATAAATCTCACAGAAACGTGATACTATTGGATTCAGTAATTTGTGTTTGTTCTCTACAATGATAAAAAAACGCGTATTAAAACTGAATTGCTCGATGCATCGCCGCAGAGCCGATTGTGCATCGTTCGTCAAGCTATCTGCGTTATACATAACAATCGTTTTAAATTTGACACCCGTTGTAGACTGTAGATTTGCTTTTGCGAAGAATTTCAGGTCTTCTCGTATAAACTTAATACCCTTTCCGTGAGAACAATTCACAATCATCACATTGTTTTTTATCTTTGTTTTATCACCATTGTATATCTTATTTAGAAAGGATTGGACGATTGTCGTTTTACCAGTTCCCGAAGAACCATGAAATATGATATTTGGAATTTGATTTGAATTATGAAAATAGTCCAATTTTACAGTTATATTTTTGTGTATATCCATTACTCATTATTTAGAGTATAATTTTATATGTATATATATTATATAATATATAATGTCAACTGTCACAGACCAAACGACACTTAAACCGGAAGAACCGGGTGTGATTGAGTCTATAACCCAAGGAATAAGCTCTGTAATCCAAGGCAAGCCCGAAGAGGAAGATAAAAAAGAGGAGGAGTCGGTAGAGGAATCGCTTGCCTCTGTGGAGGGAGAGACCGTACCCACTCCTGAAGATATTTCCCCCGAGGACATTTCCCCGGTCGAAGAATCTACCGAGGATGTTTCCACACCGGTAGAAGAAGGGTTTGTACCTACGGAAGACAATTCGTTCGGCGTTGGACCTGTGATCGGGGATGTGCCCGCACTTGGACCTGTTGAAGAAAAACCGAAGAAGAAACGTAAGACGACGAAAAAGTGCAAATGCATCAAGACGAAGAAGAATCAGAAGCCGACCAAGCGCCCGCGCTGCAAGAAAGGAAGTCAGCGTAATAAGAAAACTAAGAAGTGTAAATCGAAGAAACACTGCCCCAAGGGATCTCGTCGCAATCCGACTACAGGAGAGTGCAACCCTAAGTAAGCAACTAAAATATATCAGTATATAATAAAAAATGAATATGGTAATTCCTTTTTTATCCAAGACCAAAAAGACTACGCATGAAGCAGATAGGATTATGCAAAAATATCCGGATCGCATACCGGTGATAATTTCGCGCAGTCCGAATTCTACAAACACCCCCGAGATTGATAAATGTAAATTTCTTGTACCAGCGGATTTAACAGTCGGACAATTTTTATATGTTATACGCAAACGATTACAGTTGAGTCCCGAAAAAGCGCTCTTTATGTTTATAGATAATACGGTCGCTTGTAATACAGAACTCATATACAAGGTGTATAACGAATCGCGTGACAAAGAAGACCATTTTTTATATGTTGTATATAGTTGTGAGAACACGTTTGGATAAAACGTTTTTTTTCTAAGCGATATTTATGGAGTTACGCAAATACGAAGTTGATACACCGCAATATCATTTTTACAAGGAACAGCATAAAACACAGACGTATGAATATGTATCAGACAAACTAAAACAATATCATGATTTGGGTAACGTAAAAATAAAGATGAGTATGGTCCAAGCATTGAAAACGATGGATTCATTTGTAGACCCCAGTGATCCAGATACCCATAGTGAAAATTCCATTCATGCTTACCAAACGGCCGAGCGTATACGAAAAAAACACCCACACGACTACGAATTACAAATATGTGGACTGATACATGATTTAGGCAAAGTCCTATTTATATTTAACGAGCCAAGTCTGGCAGTTGTCGGTGACACATATGCGGTAGGGTGCAAGTTTCCAGAATCAATTGTGTATTTTGATACAATGAAGGAGAACCCGGACTTCGACCACCCTATATATTCAACCGACAATGGTATATATGAACCAGGATGTGGTATAGAACAATTAAAATTGTCATTCGGCCACGACGAATATTTGTATCAGGTTCTCCGACATAACACCGGACATAAGCTCTCCTATAAATATCATAATATAATTCGATTCCACTCTTTCTATCCGTGGCACACGGGTAAAGATTACACACACTTTATGAAACCTAGTGATGAAATTATAATGCAGGATGTTCTCGACTTTAACCAATTTGATCTATATTCTAAAACAGATACCGAGTTCGTTTTGACTGATGAGATACGATCGTATTATGAGAACCTATTAAACGAATACTTTCCGGAACCACTCCACTGGTAGGGGGAACCTACGGTTCTAGAAAACTTCATTTTCAACTGCGCCGAAGGCGCAACCCGAACCCCTCCCTTACTTGATTACCTGAAAAGGAGGGGTTTGAGGAACCTCTGTTTCCCCCTGAGGGAGGGGTTCGGGGAACCGTAGGTTCCCTGATTTTACAACCGTTAATTGCTTTGTAAAAAGAAATCGCTCATGATACATAGTTCGCCGCCGGAGATTGCATGAAAGGCATGCGATTTCAACATTACCAATGTTATGACCTATACTATTATCAATACGCTCTAAAGTCCACTGTTTGGGTTCTCTTACGTGTTCGTACAACACCTTGGTCGTTTCTTTACAGTAATAACATTTGAGCTGGCATGCAATAAGAAGATCAATAGTTGACTGTAGTCCAATTATTTCATTTGACATATATAAATCTTTTGCCAGATCTTGTGATTTGTAACCATTCAGTTTGGATTGAATCTGTTGCATCATAGTTTTATATATCGGATTGTTACTAGAGTCAGTCGTAAGTAGCTGTAATTGAATGCTTGGATCATAATCACAATTCCAATTATCGCCATTTGTTACCACACGTATTTTCTTTTCTTTCACTATATTTACCTTTTTGCAAGGCTCTGGTAGTATTATAGTTTTTTTCAGGTCCATATCATTATTATATATATAATAAAACTAGATAGAACGATTATGCTATAATAGTATAAAGACAAAGTATGTTTACAGTACCAGAAAATATTATCATACAAAAAGTCGTGGAAGAAGAGCCTGTGTATACTAATAAATTTATTCCTCAAACGGCTACTATATCGTCTCATATGACAAGCACAAATTTGGATATACTTCTAGAGAAGGAGAAGCAAAATAATAAGGCAGATTCATGGAATAAACTCGACAAGACAGTTAAAACACAAGCCCTACACTCGTTCGCTGAGACGTATGGTAAAGATAAATCAATGTCAGCTAAGGATGTAAAATCATTGAAGTTGTTTTTCAGTGAGTGTTTGAAAACAAATAAGCTGAATAAGACGAAAGACGTGAAATATGATAAAGACGCGCGAACTGTTCTTAGTATCCCAGCGCTGTTTTATAACACAGTAAACCATAATTTTACGTTGAAAAATATAGATGCAAAGCGCGTCTCGACATTGAAGTCGTTGACCCCGAAAAGAATATCCGAAAAAATTGAAACCGAAGAATAATATATAGAGTTTATTATAGATATACTATAATAAATGATAGACCCTGAAGAACATGCGGAAGCTGTTACCCCCGAAGACGATGATGATACGGTATCCCACGCAGAAGATGAGGAGAGCGATACCTCCGAAGCCGACGTTATATTAAGCGAAGATGAGTATAATGAATTCGAGAGCACCGTCCATGAAATTATATACGACAAGCTAAACGAGAACCCACTGTTTTATTCAGAACCTGGCTTTCACAAGCTTCTGTCAGATGACGTATGTCACTTATTTCACACTGAATGGACCGAGGCAAATATATTAAAGAATAATGAGACACTATATGGATGCATCGATCAAATGGTAGACTCGTTTTTCAACCTTTATTACCCACCCAGATCAATCACAAATTCCAACGTATTTTCAGAAATCGACCTAGACCACATAACGAGTATCATAGAAACACTAACTGCGCTACCTCAGCCCAAACAGAAGACGATAGAATGGTATCAATATCGTCATGGTCTCATAACAGCAAGTAATATATGGAAAGCACTATCAACCGAATCACAGAGGAATAGTCTAATATACGAAAAGTGTAAACCGTTTAATCCGTTTGCGGCGGAAAAGGGTAATTGGCACGCGGGAGGTTCTCTGCAATGGGGTGTGTTATATGAGGCGGTATCGATTATGATCTATGAAAAAATGTATGGAACAAAGGTCAACGATTTCGGGTGTATTCAACACCCGAAATATGCGTGTATTGGTGCTTCACCGGATGGAATTAACGTAGATCCGACATCGAATAGATATGGACGAATGATAGAAGTTAAAAATATAGTTAATCGCGAAATAACTACCACACCGAAAGAAGAATATTGGATCCAAATGCAAGTTCAAATGGAAACATGCGGTCTGGACGAATGCGATTTCATCGAGACACGATTCAAAGAATACGATACAGCGGAAGATTACCACCAAGACACCGCCCAAGAATGGAAAGGCATAATACTATGTTTCATAGATCGAGAGGTGCCTAATTCGAAACCAACATATAGGTACATGCCATTCGACCTAGAAATAACTACAGACAAATGGATCTCAAATACCAAGGAGGAATTGAAAGAGTCTCTGATTTTATATACGACTACATACTGGTATCTAGATCAATTCTCATGCATTTTAGTCAAACGAAACAAACTATGGTTTAGTGCCGCACTTCCTATAATATTGGATACTTGGGACACTATAGTAAGGGAGCGCGAATCTGGTTACGAACATAGAGCGGCAAAAAAACGTGTAAATACAACGACATGCCAAATCTCTCAAGACAGCACATACGTTATATCTAATCTCAAGTTGTCTACAAATGTATGTTTAGTGAAACTGGACCATGATTAATTCTTTAAGGGTTTAAATCACTAGAGTATAACAAAAATGTATATATATTATAAATATGCCGAAGAAATATGAAATGCGTATAATTAATACATATGATGACGCCTACGAAACTGGCGCAAAATACATACGAAATATAGGAAATCGTGGCATTTCGCAGCGTTTTTCGACGGACGCCGTAACCCAGTTTCCAGCCCAATTACTCGACTCTAAATGGGAGCTAACATTGGAGTCTCTTAGTAACACGTTACATTACATTTTGGATTTTTTACACCACCAATGCTATATGTTATGTATTAATGACAACAACGTTCTCTTATGTAAGCTGGACGCGAAAACCACCGCGCCTGTATTTAAGGATGTTCTTGAGAAAAGCGTCGAGGAGACACAGCTACTAAAGAATAATACGATGAATTACAGACAGCATAATAATGTGAAAGAGATGGTTACCAAGAATATAGATAAATTACGTGTAATGCAATGCATTGTAAAACCGTTCTCTGAAACAACTAAAGTTGAAAACAATGAATATTTAGATTTGATACGAGGGTTAAATTTACCAAATGGTGTTTTCATATTGAATTTGACTGATGCCGTTATATTGAGGAATGATGGTAAGTCGCCGTTCACTATGGTAACTGGAAAAACTGATTTAGGAGAATATAACTATGACAAACATATTCCGATATTTAGTATTTCCGGTCAGAGAAACTATCTGGATATTCCCATACCAAACTATGATGATGTGATGTTCGTAATGAAATACCCTAAAAAATACGACACCGCATCTGGCACTCACAACAAGAATAAAGTCAATCCGGATCCAAGCTACATAACAAATTGGGATGACAAACCATTTGAAAAGGCAGTCTTCAGGGGAGGACCGACTGGCTGTGGATATACAGAAGAAACCAATATGCGAATCAAACTAGCGAAAATGAGATCCAGCTTACTTGACGCGAAGTTGACAAATAAAGACGGAAACGAGGTAGACTCAAAGGCTGTCAAGTTCGACCCTAAACATGGAATCGGTTCGATGAATACGAATATTGGTATGTCTGGTAACTTTTTGACGATGGCAGATCAAAGCAAATATAAGTATATAATTCACGTAGACGGTAACGTAAATGCGTATAGGTTACTTGCTACCATGTTGACTGGTTCTCTTATATTACGCGTGACTTCCCAATATACATCCTGGGTAGACCATATGATGCAACATAAAGTCCATTTTATTCCCGTAAAAGCTGATTTATCGGATCTTTTGGATGTAATTCGTTGGTGTAGACAAAACGACGATAAATGCAGAGAGATCGCAAATAATGGTATGGAATTTGCTAGGTCTATATTGAGTAAGAAATACATACAATCCTACTTCCAAAATGAATTATGGAGTCTAAGCGAAAGACGTCCAGTTACTGTGTTAAATACAAAGGTGGAAGAGAAATTGCGCGTAACTAAAAAAAATACTGAGGTAAAAAAAAATCGAACTCGCAAAGAAAAAACTCCAGTTAAGGAAGCTGAAAAAACTGCCATCAAGGCAGCAAAAGAAGCCGAAAAGGCAGCAAAAGAAGCCGAAAAGGCGGCTCAAAAGGCAGCCAAAGAAGCTGAAAAAGTCGCAGCTAAGGAAGCTAAAAAGGAGGCTGAAAAGGCAGCCAAGGAAGCTGAAAAGGCGGCCAAAGAAGCTGAAAAAGCAGCCAAAGAAGCTGAAAAAGTCGCAGCCAAAGAAGCCGAAAAGGCTGCCAAAGAAGCTGAAAAAGCAGCCAAAGAAGCTGAAAAAGTCGCAGCCAAAGAAGCCGAAAAGGCTGCCAAAGAAGCTGAAAAAGCAGACAAATATGAATATGTCGAATTACAACCAGATAAGAAAAAGTGTCCGACTGGATATTCGGCGGTAATGCAAAATGGCATTAAGGTTTGCCGAAAGAAGAAGGGGGAATAATATTTGTAGACAACACGGTGACGCCTTCTGTAACCCGTTCATGTAACGACAAATCGACATTTGTTTCGCCGTTGATTTCCACGACCGAATTCCAAGAAGGCAACAAACATATATCTCTAGATTCTAGCAGGTGCGAATAATTTATAAGCTTTCGAGCACCCAATATGCTGGCGATCATAGAGAACGACGAATACTTGACACCTTGTAAAATCAACTTACATTTACTCAAACAAAACATATCCAAAACGCTGTTTGAATTCCTGTCCTCCATATAGATAGGCGTAAGTATTCGTATACTCGCGCCCATTTTCTGTATAACTGATGTCATCTCCATCTTCCATTGATCGTCTTCACTTGTTATAAAAAACACAGGATCGCGTTCCCTAAGTATTATATTGTTAACATCATCTAATAAATTACTTATGATTATGTTAAATTCATCAATGGAAGATACATGTCGAAGATCGCCACCTTCTGCAATAACCTTGTCTGTTTTTCTCAAATGAATTCCATATGCGTTCTCGATACCTTCGGGTATTCTAGAGTCTATTATTTCCGATGGCTTGAATATATCCCTTGCGTATAATACAAACCGTTCCGAAATGTCACCAAATGTAATTTCGGGTAAAAACTGTGAAACAAACATATAAACCTTATAAGGACATAGCGTAGACGATGGATTTACCGAACGAATGTAATAGTGACATTCTTCAAAATCTGAAATTATAATATCGTTAAACTCAAATAAATTCAGATCGTACGTAGTATTACTTCCAAACCCCCAATCAAATTCCTCTACTAGTTTATTAAATCGCACATATGATTTGTAATTCAAACATTTACATATCACATAGAATCCGAGAGTATCCAATAACTTATCGCCCAATCCATTTCGCAGTGTTATAATCGCGTTATTTTTGTTATCATTTTCCATTTATATAATAAATATTTATAAAAAAATAATAATAATTGAACTTACCATCTACGCATATACCCTTGTATCGATCATTCTCCTGGAACATATCCCATCGTCGTTTAGAAACGAGAATATTTCACATATGACATCATCGCATAGTGGTAGCTGTCTCAATAGTTTTGTACGTAAAGCGAATCGATTCAGTTTCTGTGGAATAAGATATGCCTCAACATACCTATCGATAAATTCACCTATGTTACCGGTTTTCGGTAGTGTAAGCGCTAGATTATAGAAATCATATTTACATTTGTCTAACTCGCGTGAGTCAAGATAATACAAATATAATAATCGCATGTATAGATTCTGTATATTATCCAACTCGTACGCAGATAATATTTCGTCTTTCATGTGATTTTTAACACGTTGAAACAAACCCATTTGTAATTCGCCATTTGGTAGCCGAGTGTGTTCGTAAACGTGGCGATTAATATCATGTGGTGTTGACGTATAGTCAGCAGTCAACTTAAAATACGCGGTTTTAAGACGTGTTCCATTTTTTATTTCGAAAATTTTTGACGGATCTGTCTCGTGAAGTAATTTAATCTTATCTTTTAAACAATCAATTTCATATTCGTATTCACGTCGATTACGATCCGCTATACCATATATAATATCCATATGCTTTGAATCACCGCCTACTCTATTTTGTCTCTCTACCGCCTTTTGAATAAAGCCTCGCGTAGCCAGATGCTGTTCTCTACGTTTGACCTCAATTTGGCGGTGTAATTCGTTCTCCATGTTGGTTTTATGCTGTATTATATGGAATATGTATTTATACAAATCAATTTTTAGAAAAACAATATAGAATTTTAGACATCTATAATATAGAATCGATGTCGTCTCCAGGAACAATCATGGAACAGGAAATGCGCGTAACAAAACGTGATGGTACGCTGAAGACGGTAGAGTTCGATAAAATTTTGAGGCGCGTAAAGATTCTAGGTAATGAAGCCGGAATCAAAATCAATTACACCGCACTCACAATGAAGGTTATCGACCAGCTATTTGATGGCATATCGACCGCCAAAATCGATGAACTCAGTGCGGAACAGTGCGCGTCGATGTCTTCCATGCACCATGAATATAATACACTAGCTGGTAGAATTGTCGTATCAAATCATCACAAGAATACTTCGCCTTCCTTCACAAAGGTAATGACGGATCTATATGAATTTACTGATACGCATGGAAAGAATTCACCCCTCGTGAGTGACGAGCTATTCAAGGTTGTAACATCCGATGTTAGTGGGGAACTCGATGCGATGTGTGATTATTCACGTGATTATTTGATTGATTATTTCGGATTCAAGACCCTTGAACGTGCATATTTAATGAAGATTGATGGAAAGACCGTCGAACGTCCACAGCATATGTGGTTGCGTGTTGCGATCGGAATTCATGGAAGTGATATGGAGTCAGTAAAGGAAACGTACGAATATATGTCGCGTAAGTATTTCACTCATGCTACCCCGACGCTTTTCAACGCTGGTACTCCCCATCCACAGCTCAGTTCGTGTTTTCTCCAGGCGATGGAGAGCGATAGTGTAGATGGTATTTATAATACACTCAAGGATTGTGCGCTGATTTCCAAGTGGGCTGGTGGAATCGGACTACATATCCATAACGTCCGCGCATCGGGAAGCCATATTAGAGGAACCAATGGTAAGTCAAATGGTATTGTGCCTATGTTGAAGGTGTTTAATAACACTGCTAAATACATCGATCAAGGTGGTGGAAGGCGTAATGGTAGTTTCGCGATCTATTTGGAGCCATGGCATGCTGACATTGAAATGTTTCTTCAGATGCGAAAGAACCATGGTGATGAAGAACTCAAGGCTCGCGATCTGTTTTATGCGGTATGGATTCCCGATCTCTTTATGGAGCGAATTAAGGAGAATGGGAAATGGACGTTGATGTGCCCGGATGAATGCCCTGGTCTCGCTGACGTTTATGGCGACGAGTTCGTTGCTCTATACACAAAATACGAAGCGAGTGGAAAGGGACGTGTGACGGTGAATGCCAGAGATGTATGGTTCCAGATATTGGACGCCCAGATGGAAACCGGAACGCCATACATACTTTTCAAGGACGCATGTAACAAAAAATCGAATCAGAAAAACATCGGCACCATAAAGTCGAGCAATTTATGCACGGAGATCATTCAGTACTCTGATGAAAATGAAACGGCGGTTTGCAATCTTGCTAGCATTGGTCTTCCAACATTCGTAGATGCTAACGGTGTCGTTGATTATGCTGAGCTCCATAAAGTGACGAAGGTGGTTGTAAATAACCTGAACCGAGTTATAGACGTTAATTATTATCCCACTCCAAAGACGCAGCGAAGTAATTTAAGACATCGACCAGTTGGCATCGGGGTGCAGGGCCTTGCAGACGTATTCATGTTAATGAACGTTCCTTTCCATAGTGACGCAGCCAAGCTAGTAAACAAGCATATTTTCGAAACTATATACCACGCCGCCTTGGAAAAGTCTTGTGAGCTCGCCCAGCGCGATGGTCCGTATGAGACGTTCGCCGGTTCACCTGCTAGTAAGGGAATTCTACAGTTTGATATGTGGAATGTGGATCCAACCAACGATAGATACGATTGGACTGCACTCAAACAGCTCATTATGACACATGGAGTCAGAAATTCGCTTCTTCTGGCACCGATGCCAACCGCATCCACATCCCAGATTTTGGGTTTCAATGAGTGTATTGAGCCTATCACGAGTAACATTTATAACCGCAGAACCTTAGCAGGTGAGTTCATCCTTACTAACAAGTATCTCATGAATGATCTATTGAAGTTGGACCTATGGAACGAGAAAATTAAGAACAATATCATTTCGAATAATGGTAGCGTTCAACACATTGAGACTATCCCCTTGGAGATCAGAGAAAAATATAAGACGGTATGGGAACTACCGATGAAGCATCTGATCGACATGTCTGCTGATAGAGGCGCATTCATTTGCCAGAGCCAGAGTTTGAATCTATGGTTAGAGGATCCGAATTATAACACACTGACATCCATGCATTTCTATTCTTGGTCTAAAGGACTTAAAACTGGTATCTATTATTTGAGACGTAGAGCGAGACACCAGGCACAGAAGTTCACTATCGAGCCCGAGAGGAAACAGAGTGGCGGCGGCGATTGCGAGATGTGCGGTTCTTAGGACGACAATCCTTAAATAGTGCTGGTATATATTGGTGGCGCTGAATCATCTCAATGTCTTTCAATAAAAGACGGCGTCTCACAGTAGAATTACACTTACCTTTACAGTATCTAGATACACTCTTGTACCCTTTACCATTTTTTATGCTAACATTTCGCACTTGTATTTTACCGCCAGCCATGTGGGTTTGTACGCTTTCATAGCTAAAATCGGACATTATATTATATACGTACAAAAAAACATATATAATATATATAATGGAACTAATTCATATAATTCATGTTGCCATAATCGGTGCCCTCTTTTTGTATGTTGGAATTGTGAAGACCAATATTCCTTTGTTCATGTATCCAGTTTTACTCGGTTTAGGCACGATCGTCGTGTTGTATCATATTTACAGAGCCTACACTAAGAAGTCCGCATGGGTGAATTACATCCATATATTTTTAGTCGGACCTCTACTTATGTATATTGGATACAATGGTGTTGCAACAGAGCGCAAGTTTTTCGAGCTACTTATGATGTTGGGATTCGCTACGATCGGCTATCATGGGTATTACATATACGATGAAATGAATATAAAACCAAATACACAATAAATACAACCATGGACCGTGCAACTGATCTATGTTTTATAATGAATTATTTTGGTAGTGACAAAGGTGACCCTATTGAATCCGGAAATCATAATTACACGCAAATATACGATCAACTATTCAAAGATATTCGAAAAGACAAACTACGAATTTTTGAACTCGGATTAGGAACGAATAATCCAAATATTCCATCAAATATGGGCGCAAATGGAAAACCGGGTGCTTCTCTCAGAGGATGGAAACAATACTTCAAAAACTCGGAGATTTTCGGTGCCGACATTGATACGGGTATACTATTCGAAGAAGCCCGTATCAAGACATTTTATTGCGACCAAAATAATGGCGATTCCATACGTGAGATGTGGGCTAAACCGGAATTGGAAAGCGGATTCGATATTATAATTGAAGATGGACTGCATATATACGAATCAAACGTGAACTTCTTCGAGAATAGTATACACAAACTATACGTCGGAGGCTATTTTATTATTGAGGACATTATGCACTATACACTAGACCGATGGACCACAAAACTAGACGAATGGCGTGTAAAATACCCAGAATTTTCATTTCGTATGCGTGTTCTCTCACACCCAACCAATCCTCACGACAATACAATTTTAGTTTGCAAGCGCATTTATTAAGGAAAAAAAGGTTTTTTCCAAAGAACAACCGATTTTCCCCTACTCCTCCACAACCACCATATTTTTACCTGGATGCTGATTTTGGTGCCACCGTGTACGCAATTCCACATATGGACTCACCTTCGTTTGGCTCCTTTTTATTATTAAACGCCCATGAGGGCATACGGTCGATCCCCCATTGGTCCTCCTTAGTTTCACAGTACCAAGAAGTACCCATCTTCCAGTTATAGTGTGGCGCTATGAAAACTTCTTTCTTCCAATTGGTCCTACTATTTCGGTATACTTCGCTATCAGCTTTATCAATTTCGTCAATAGCCTTACGCATGAGGATTATGCTACCTGGTTGTAATAGAGAATCGCGGATTGCATTCTTAGCACGCTTTATTGTTGATTGTACTGTCATTGTTGTTGTTTGTGTGGTTTATAAATTGATCCGTTGCCGCAGTTTCAATTTTATAAAGCTCAACACAAATTGATCTCTAGTAATAATATAATGACTTTCAAAATTATTATGTTAGGTGACACAAACGTAGGTAAATCGTCGTTTGTAATGAGATACATATATGGATGTGTTTCGGATACGAATACTCCAACAATAGGTTCAGCAATGTTTTCTAAATATGTAAATATACCGGAATTCAAAGGACACTTGAATATATGGGACACTGCCGGCCAAGAGCGGTATAAATCACTAATCCCCTTATACTATAGAGGTACACACATCGCGCTAGTTTTATACGACATAACCAACATACATAGTTTTATAAATGCCAAGACGGGTGTTCTCAAGGTAAAGAACGACAATGTAATTGTGGCACTGATCGGAAACAAAACTGACTTATGTGTATTCGACTATACGGAACGAGCGGTAGAATACAACGAAGGAAACGATTGGGCGAAAGAGAACAACGTATACTTCTTCGAAACCAGTACTAAATCAGAATCAGTTGATTATGTATTTAACCAGTTACTCGCACTACTTCCTAAGCCAACGCCACCAGAGACACCACCCGTATTAAAAGCACCAACTATGTGGAACTACTGTTAACAAAAATATATATTTTTTAAAATACAATATATGAATAATTCAATTTATTCACATATCACATGGCCCAGTCACAGATAACCGAGTTCAATAATATTTTTGACCGATTATACCGTTTTCAGGCCAATAATGAAGACATAAAGTCGGCCGGTTTAAAGATTATATACGACCCAGGTTATACAATGGCAGTTAAAATAGATATAACATATAAAATGCTGGTAATACACCCAAAAGACGTTTATTTACATTACGTTATGGGCTGTATGTATAAAGACACACAACGATTTGCTGCATTGTCGTGGTTCAAGAAATGCTATGAAATCGAGCCAATATTCATTGAGAACCTAATAGATATGTTGAAAATATTATTCGATACCGATTGCTTTGTTGCCATACAAAATATTAATAAGGAACTTAATAACTTTCTATATACATCAACAGACGTTCGACTAATGTTATTAGTCTCGGCAGTTGAGGCAAAATTGCGTAATTTCGAGAAATCAATTGAATTACTAAAGAAAATATTATCGACGCCCGATCTGTCAAATGATATTCGATTCTTGTGCCTTTCTAATATTGGCGTGACGTCAAATGATGTAGGGGATTGTCAAAATGCAGTCAAATATCTTGTCGAATCAATTCAATTGAACGAGAGACTCAAGTTAAATGCCGGAGTCGAGAGAAAGAACGCATATGATAATTTATTCATAACTCATGATTATATGTATTACGAACATGAGAAATTGAATAAAATGTACGAATCCTTTAATACAGCAGTAGGAAATCACAAGATGTTCTCGCATGATAAAAATACATCTGGTAGGCTTCGGGTCGGATACGTGTCTGGTGATTTTAATTTTCACGTGGTATCCAATTTCATATCTCCTATTTTATTCAATCATACAGCCAATTTTGAGATCCACTGTTTTACAATTACCACAATATACGATACCACATATATGTTGAATATGCCGAACGTGTCATTCCATGATATTACCGGAATGAAAGACATCGATGCAGCGACATTGATTCGTAGTAAAAACATCGATATTTTGATAGACCTATCGGGGCACTCCGCTCGTAATGCACTTGAAGTGTTTGCGTTTAACCCAGCACCTATTCAAATGACGTATATTGGATTTCCGAATACAACCGGGATGTCGGCGATTAAATATAGGATCACAGATGCGGTTGCGGACAATATAAATACTATACAAAAATTCAGCGAACAATTATATAGACTACCCAAATGTTTTTTGCTATATAAGCAGATTTACGAGAACAGTACCGTTAATCCTAGGAAAACACCAACTGATTGTATAATCGTTGCGTCGCTAAATAAGGAAACAAAAAATACACCGGAAACATTGAAAACATGGAATAGGATGCTTCTAGCTTGCCCTAAAATTAAACTCATGATGTTACTTAAATCTGACACGGAAACGCGGCGCAAATTCTATTATGATAGACTAAATACTACCAGCGATCGTATTATTTTTGTACCGTTCTTGCCTAGTGAGGGCGAATACCTTCAGATATTTTCTAAAATCGATATTATGTTGGATCCATTCCCATACTCGGGAACAACTACTTCGTGCAAATCTCTAGACCACTCGATACCGATTGTAACTAAGTATCATAAGGATTATCATTCGCATAATGTAACTGCCTCTCTTCTCGTACATTCCGGGTTTCCGGAACTGGTTGCGTATTCCGACGATGAATATATATCAATTGTCAAAAATCTCTCTGAAAATCCAACCAAGGTCGATGAATACAAGATGATGGTAAAAAAAGGGTTTGACAAACTGATGGAACCTAAACCATTTATGGAATCATACGAGAATATGTTGAGGGATGTTTATCAGGGAACCTACGGTTCTTGAAAACTACGTTTTCATCTGCTACCGGCGAAGCCGGTGTTGCGACTTCGTCTAGCTACAAAGTCGCAACCCGACCCCCTCCCTTTAATCGTATAAAAAAATAAAAGGGCTGGATAAAAGTGGGTTTAAACATAATAATAAATATGTTCGGAGTGTATTCGGGTTGATATTTGATCTGTAATAAGATTTGTGCTATATTTTATAAGATTTCTCGGTCCACCATGAAACTCGGCGGTTGCGAGTTCGTAATATTTATTATTTTCACCTGGTATTTGCAGGTGAATATAATAATCGTATGTTGCCATATTGAATCCATCTCCGTCGTGCATATCTACGAAGAATTTCATTTTCTGGATAGGCTGTATTTTTTTAATAACCTCAAACCGTGGATCGTCGGCGCGTAACCTATACACGAACCTCTCACGTAACCTACCTGCTCTCCAATTTCCATGCCCGCTGAACTGAAGTATTTCATAAACCATATCCTCGGGAAGTAGCGCACCCAGTTCATTATTGAATTCCTGTTGCATTGTGTTAGTTTGTTTGTATCTTTTGCTTTTTATGTTTAATATTGTTGTATTCAATTTTATACCCGATTATCATAGATACGCGCGAACCCCATCAACATTTCAAGATACTGCGTGTCAGTCTTCTTAAAAACACAGCGAAGATCTCTTAGGTTTACGTATGTCTGGCGTCCAGCGGATACCATACTATCCTCTAGCTTCTTGATTTTGCCCTCAATTCCAGTGTGGGTAGTGTGTTTGCCGTTTCTAAGTTGCATGATTGTACTGAGTATTGTTATATGTATTTATATTGGTATTTTTACAATCAATTTTTATTAATGCGATGACGAGAATGCTCCGTTTTGTGTACCCTGTGTAGCAATAGTTGGCTCACACCAATATACCGAACAATTCGCATCTCTTAATGCGATATTTAACCACCAGTCAACGGGTAAGTTAATCTTATATGTTAGATTGTCTATGTATTCACACAGTTTCTTCGCACCTTTATTACTTACTACATAACTATCTGCACATCTTGTTGCGCCAAACCCACCACCCTCACCCCAACTAGCATGACCCACAAACTTCTCATATACAAACTTGTTATGAATCAACTCTTCCCTGGGGATATGTAAATTACATCCATCACCTATAAACATCATATCATAATTGGTGGGTAAATGTGACATATACATACTCAAGATATCCGAGAAGGAGTCACATAAAAATACATCATCTTCTAGAATTAAACCATTCTCGAGTTTTTCGGATATTTCGCGATATGCTTTAAAATGCGACAAGGAAATTGCAATCTGTGCTTTATTATAACCGCTTTCGAATATGTCCGTATTTTCGTTTACCAATTCATCTCGATCAATCTCCACAAACTCATAATCAGAAATGTTGTGTTTTGCAAATTGCGATATAATATGTTGTTTTCTATCGACCAATTTAGCGTAATGGATAACAAAAATCTTCATTATACAAAAATATACTATAACTCTAAATTGTTTATACTGAACCAATCTTTATTCAACGGTCGAATTGTTATCTTCAAATGGTGGTATTTTTAGATATTCATAAAACCGTTCTCTAACAATATAAATGAAAAAAGTATTAGGATCCCAATCACTACACCAATTATTGTCCTCATTCAATGGCCGCAAATGCGGATTGAATTTATCATAATAAGTACCAGCTCCCTGTTTTGTTCTGAAAACCTTATTCATATAACCAATATGTTCGCTTTTTCCATTCCATTCTGGGTATTCATTATGACCGTCCATGTTAATTTTTTGTACTTCCAGAATATAAGGCATTTATCCTTGTATATGATATTGCTTCTATGTTTTTTTTATTTTTTATAAAGATTGGTTTTTCAACCTTTGAGAAAGGTTGATCCAAATCCGTTATAAAGTTGAAAATTTAGTATGTACTGTAAAGGTTTGGTTCAACCTTTCTCAAAGGTTGAGTTGAATCCCATGCGGATGTACTCCTCCACTATATATTTTTCATAGATTTCGTTGGCATATTCGATTAACTCTGGTTCGATGTATTCCGCCCATTCGCACGGTATCGTATCACGACCCAAACATTTACGGTGTAACAAAGCCAACATATCGTCTTCGGTTATATTAGAGGAAGCACCAATCTCGTACATGACACAGCGACCCGCCATAATATCAAATGCTGTAATCGCCGTCGCCCAAGCATCCGCAAGAACAAGATCCGTTGGTATAGACTCCAACAATTCGGGAGATCTCCAGAAAATGGTCTGAACGTATTGATGGTTTTTTTGTAGCACTTGTATCTTTTCAGACAATCCGAAATCAATTATTTTCACTACTGGTTTCCCTTCAATTATATCAATCATAATATTCTCAGGTTTTATATCACCATGGACGTATCCAGTTATCGTGTGTATTGTATTTATTGCACCGAATATGTCTCGTATGATTTGTATCGTATTTTCCGTAGTATTCGCGTAATGTAACTTCCAGTCTAGGGATCGTATATAATGTCGCTCCACTATCATCTGCCAATTATCCAAATCCCATCTAGCACCATACAATTTTCCGACAATGCCTGTATTTTGTAGTTTACTTAAGATCGCGAATTCTTTCATAAATATACACCATTCACTATACCATTTACCGATCTGTTTTTTTTCTATATTACAAAACGTTTTTACTGCTACATTTTCGCCATTTACCTTACCGGCTATCACTTTACCGAACGCACCAGATCCTAATTTTTCGTTTGTAATAACAAGAGTTGTTATATCTATCGCTGGTGCCAGATTTAATTTACAAACTCGCCCGAAAAACACATACTGAATTATTGTGGTATCTTTGAAAATACACTCGATTTTACTACTCTCGGTCTCTACAAGAGAACTCACTGATCGAATATGTCGCTTGTTTTCTGAAAAGTCGGATATGTATTTCAACCAAACTGTAAATATAGCGATTGTATTATATGTATAATCAGGAAACCGTTGTTTAATCAGCGCCACCACCCGTTCATTTTGTTCTTGATCTATTTGCATTTCATTTGAATCCATCACTAGGTCACTCTATAATAAATCAATTTTATAAAATTGATTTATCTCGGTGTTAAAATAAAGACAAAGACAAAATGGAAAATAACAAGAATACTATGGAAAATAACATTATTGAGTGCCCTCACCCCGAATGCAAACAGGTGATCGAAATCGTCGAACTGAACTGTAAGATATTCAGATGTGGTATATTCAAGCATAATTTCAAGCAGATGGATCCACATTCACCTAAAGACGTTTGTATGAAACTAGTCGAGACCGGCGCTATTTATGGATGCGGAAAGCCATTTCAAATCGTTCAGGATATTAGTGGCGGCATGAAAGTTGTTATTTGTGAATACATATAGTAACTACAATCAACCACATTGAAATCTAAATCAAAGCAAACTGTATCTTGATTCAATCCTTTGTATAGATCAAACAACTCTATTGTCTTCTCAAAATATTCATTCTGCGAAAATCCGGTCTGCATTGCAACGCATGTTCCATGTTTCGCCCATTCGTGTTCGTATAGTGTAATTGTATCATCCATCGTGCAGTCATACCAGTTTTCCAGCATCCGTTCATATTTTTTAGATTTTTTTAGTTCTTCCAAATCAAATGGAATTTCGCTACAGTAACTTGGATAGCTTGTCGCATCATAATCCGGCCATAAACCATGTATTTTGTAATCAACCGAACACCAGTCTTGTAGAGCTAAACAATAAAATGCATATAACTTCATCTGTATATAAATTGAAATTATAAAAAATTGAAAAATACACAAACCGTTATATGGAATTCAAAAAAGAAATAAACCCAATGACTCCTAGTGCCCGGTTGATTAATGACTTGATCTACTATTATAATAACGACCGTGTTGAGGTATTATCGCACACAAGAACTGTCATCTGTTATTACACGAAAAAACCGAAACTGAAATCTCATTACCGAGATCGCTTATGTTCGGACGTTCTCAGTTTTTATGAATATTGCTTTCCGGAACCCGGAATGGAATTTATAGAATATAGGTAAACTTTAATCATCCCTGACACATCAAATGCAAGCAAGTTTCTTTAAGTAGGAAAACCAATAAGTGTTCGAATTGTTGGGAAGACTAACATTATTAATAGGTCCAAAACTTTTTTGGACATTTTATAAATGTCCAAAAATATATTTACAAGAGATCTATAAAAACTCGTTTTCTTGAAAATCGGGTTCGCAGCATTATGCTTTGATTTGTGATTTTATAAATTCCAGGTCAAAGCATAGTATTTTTGCGTATAAATCATTTAGGGGATTTTCTCGTTATCCATTATAGGATAAGAATGGATAAAAAATTATCCCAAAAAATCCCATTATCATTTAATTGTTTTAAATGTAACTATATATGCTATAATAAAAAAGATTTTAATAAACATTTATCTACTCGCAAACATGAATTGATAAAAACGGATAATGAAAAGTCCCCGGAAATCCCCTCAGCATATTCATGTTTACTTTGTAATAAAACCTACAAATATCAATCTGGTCTATGTAAACATAAAAAAACTTGTACTAAAACTACTATTGAAGATCCTCAATACAATGAACTTGTCAATAAATTATTCAGTGACAATTACGAACTCCGTAATTTTATTGTAGAACAATCAAAAACAATAGAAAAAATAATGATACAAAATACAGAGGTTATGAACAAGACAATTGAATGTTGTAAACAAACTAGTACAACCATCAACAACAATATTAAAAATGAGAATAAATCATTCAACATCAATGTGTTTCTCAACGAGCAATGTAAAGATGCAATCAACTTCACCGATTTTATAAAAAACATCGAGATTTCTCATCAAGACCTGGAGAACAACGCACAACTCGGTTTTGTAAATGGGATTTCTAAGATATTTTTGGATAACCTGAAACAACTGGGAGTCAACGAGAGACCATTCCACTGTACGGACGCAAAACGAGAAACAATGTATATCAAAGATGAGAACAGCTGGCAGAAACAAACAGATGATGAGAAACTCCAGAAAGCGATACAAACGGTTTCCTATAGAAGCATGGGAAAATTACAAGAATGGAAACAGGAGAACCCAGATTACCAAGACGTAGACTCCGAGTTCTCCAAGAAATGTATGGATATCCATAAGCAGTCCATCGCTGGAAGCGACCGCGAGGTTTACTACCCGAAAGTGATCCATGTGCTAGCAAAAGAAACTATGGTCGATAAATAGTCGTATGATTTGCAATTATTTGAAAGTCATCTATCCCAATTGTTTCATACCAGTTTGTGAAATCGCCAAGTATACGTAGTTGCTCGTGTTTATGTAAAACTTCTATAAAATCCTCATGAGATGGCACATTCCATGATAAGAGCGTATTACCGGGGTCCATCAGCCACTTCGTTCGAACTATAGGTATCTCATATATTTTGAATCCACCATTATAAGGATCGGTCGACAATGGATATATTATGGTAGTACCCTTACCTCTACGGCAAACGGGACATTGAATGGAAACCAATGGTGTATCCGGCTTGGATTTCAAAGAGAAATCACCACTGAATGAACCGATTTTAAACCGAATATACCCTTTGTGTGCGACCCAGAGCCCAGTTATTTTTGGTATAATAAACGTCCAAGCGTCCCCACCAGATCCATAGATATATTGGCTTAATGGACCATGGTTTGCATTCGAGTGATGCACGGGTAATCCATCAGACGTTAGCCATCCCTCAAATGAAGATGAAAACACAATATTTGTATGATCCAATATAAATACACGTCCATCAACCCCAGATTCCGAAGTATATTCAAAATTCTGCGCAACAAATCCATGTTTGTAGTTATATTGATATACAATTCGATCCACTGGTAAAGTAAATGGTAATTTAATTTCTAATGACGGTACGGTAACAGGTCTATATTTATCACCGTGCGTTAAATAATTGGCCGTCGGCATAGATAAAGTTCCCTTGTCTGGAAGTGATGTTATTATCGAGAGCTTATTTAATTTTATGATTGCAAAACCTTCGCTATTTATTTGGTAAACGTGACAAAATACATTCGAAATTAAGGATAATAACAAAAATATCCACATAACAATAATACGTCTAGAAGCGATTTTTTATATTGTATAAGAAATACTTTTCCAACTATATTGTAATGAGACAGACGCGTAAGAATACAAAGACTAACTTTAGAAAAACGAGGCGCGTAAAAGGCGGAGGTCAAGGACAGAGTATTTCTACACGAGATAGATTACGAGAAAAGATACAGAAAGAACAAGCTGACCGAATGAATATTAATTCAATACTTGCCAAGCAAGCGGAAACAGACAGAGCCAAAGAAGCTGTTAGAGAACGAGATAGAAAGAGATCCGAAAAGATAAGAATTGAAATTGCAGAAAAGAAAGCTACAGAGGAAGCCGAAAAAGCGGCGATCGAAGCAGCAAAAGCTGCAGCGAAGGCCGCAAAAGCTGCAGCGAAGGCAGCAGTGAAAACAAAAACATCATCTTCGCGCAAACCTGCTTCAACACCCACGCCGAAATCTCCAACGCCAAAATCTCCAACTCCACCGAAACCGCCTACGCCAAAATCTCCAACGCCTCAAGTCTCGGTATTAAAACACCCATCACCGATTCTATTGAAACCGCCGACTCCTCCATTGAAACTGGATACAAAGACAGCATTGAAGCGTGAGAATAAAACAAAGAAATGGACGTCGACTTTAAACGTACCTACATCGGAATTCTGGAAAGAGTTTTTCAAAGATGATGAACTACAACGTTTACGAGTAGAATTAAATAAACCAGACTTATGCGAGTGCATCAAACCAATATTTTATGTGCCGACCGATGCGACCAATCCAGTGGATATGGCTTTATGTAAACTCTTTGTAATCTATGGAATTATATCGGCGAAGTTAGAATTCCACAGATATATTTATAATATATTGTGGAAAGGCACTCGAGCGCTCTATTTGAATGATGCAAACAAATCATTGGAAACTCGTGATTTAGACATTGCGATTGTTGATAGGCATGGATATGTTAATGAAGACGTTACAAATATGAAACATCTTTCGATTCATATTGGAAAACTATCAAAATTGTTATTGGATGATGCGCATATAGAAATACAAGATCCGTCTGATCCGAGAGCTAAGAACAAAGAGATTGTAAAACTATCATACAAAAGCGAGTCTGGTGAATATATACCACTATCGGACATCGGATTTAAACAAACTGAATATCAAGGACAAATAGAATACTTAGAAAAAACCGAACCCAATTGTGTAGCGGGAAACGACGTATTGTATTTATACCAGACGATACCATATATGAAAGCGGAAAAGGAATATTACTTGGATGAATACCAACGACGGTTAGCGACTTCTTCAGATGATAGCCAACTTAAATACAATATAATCCGAATGAAAATTGGCTTGAATAAAATAAGTCAAATCGAAACTGGCGCCGACGTATATGATATAGAAAAAGAAAGGGGAAAATATGCCGAATACGCCAAAGAAATATATGAGACTGATAAGGCGGAGCGATTAAAATTACAGGCGATAGTTAAAGAAGGAAAACTCACAAAAGAAGAATTACAGGCAATTATTAGTTCGCGATCCAAACGGGTATAAAGAAAAAATATAAATATATTGATGTGTCTACCCTGTAAATATAAATTCAAACTCAGGTGGCCTTCATTCGTAAGTAAATCTAAGCCAATTCCACTTATACCAGTGGACTATTTCACCGAAGATACGCACCACCTGGTCCCAACAACACTCACTTCAAATTACATGATGTGTGATGTTTAATCTAGAGGCATATCAATACCAAATGTCAGCTTCAAATAGCATCGCATACAAATCATAGTGTCAACTAGTGCGTCGTGTAAATCCTGAGGCACATAATCGAATAGTGCGAAATGCAACTCGGATAGCTTCGGCGATTTCTTCCACCTACCACCCTTTTCATTTGTAAGATAAATATTACAAACATCCTTACCCTTTGCCATAGTACAGATAGTTTCAATGTCGTTTAAATCATTGAAAGTATCATTAAACATACATGTAATATCCGGGATACTACGAAACTTACCGATGTTGCGGTGCACCTCGATCTCAATCATCTTCTTATCAAATGCAATATTATGCGCGATAACGCGGTCAACCGACATGTACGCACGATGGAAATCGGCGAGAGCACGTGTAATCGGAATTCCACGCACCCTGCATATTTGGTGCGTAATACCATTAACTTCTGTAGCCTTTTCGGGAATGATAGCATCATCTGCAATCCGAATATACTCATTATATTTTTCTAAAATAGTCTGCGTATTCAAATCATAAATAACAAAACTCAGTTGTAGAATCAGTGGGTAATCACTGATGACGGGAAGAGGTAGTCCGTTCGATCGGTTTATTTTTGGTATGAGACCCGTTGTCTCAGTGTCAAACGCCATAAGCAAGTTACGAGGATATTGGTTCATGTTGTATGTTCTTTTTAACAATAAATAGATACATCAATCTATCAATCAATTTTTCGATATAAAAATAAGTCAATATACAGATTAAAATGTGTATAACATTCGTTACAAGCTTTTTCCATATTTACGACCAGGAGTATGATGCAACGAAGACAGTGGAATGGCGGATCGAGCGTTTTCACGAGATCGCGAGAACCGGAATCAAAATATGTCTATATGTCAGTCTAGAATTTATCAATTTAATACCCCAAGAATATGCAAATGTTAGTATTATAGAGACACCCGATTCGTTTATATGCAGTGAAACCGCAGAACTACCACAACAAAGGTCCATTCATAAAGACACTGCGAAATATATGCAGGTTATAAACTCTAAAACCAATTTTATGTCAGATGCAATTCATCGCAATGTATGGTCGTCAACGCATTTTGCATGGATCGATTTCAATATATCACATGTGTTCCGTAACAAAGAACAAACGTTGCGATTCCTGAGAGAACTTGATCTGTATAAACTACCGGATAAGTGTATGCTGGTTCCAGGTTGCTGGTCCAAATACGATAATATAAATATAGGTCATGTAACGGAGTGTATAAACTGGCGGTTTTGTGGTGGGTTTTTTATTGGTGATAAAGACTCAATTCTTAAATTTGATAGTTTATATAAGACCAAGTTCCCTGAATTTACACAAACGTACAACAAACTCGTTTGGGAGGTCAACTTTTGGGCGTGGCTCGAAGTCAACTCAGACTGGAAACCACAATGGTATGGGGCGGACCACAACGATAGTATATTAACGAATCTACCTTGTGCGGCTATTGCGATGGTTCTGAAGCCAGATAGCGAACAGACGTATTATGATTATCCGGCTATCCCTCTATTTAACCCGAGTTCGGGATCATATTTGTATTTTAATGGAGAACATCTATTGAATACGAGATATGTGAATTACTGGTATTATGATAATGGTTCATATATGTTCTATGATGGTACAAATAGGATCCAAAATAAGAATTATTTCTCTCGACTTACTGATACATTGATACCAATAGATTACCAAGAGATGAAAGAAACCGAGACGATCACTTTACCGAGATATAATATGTATTCGAGTGGCATTGAGGATGTCCGCTTATACGAACATAATGGTAGGGTGCGATTTATTGCGACAACGGTGGGGTATCATACGACTGGTGGGAATAGGATGGTTATTGGAAATTATGATTATAAAACATTGACATATTCGGACGCCCAACTTGTCGAGTCGCCGGTGGATGCATATTGTGAGAAGAATTGGGTTCCGATACCATCATCGGATGGCGCAGAGCGGTTTATTTATAAGTGGGATCCCATCACTGCGGGGGCTGTCGCCCCCCGCACGCCCCCCACTAACAGTACCGATGTTGATATAGAAGGGACACAAACTCACAAAAAGTTTATTATAACGCATACCTATCCTATAACAGAAAAAATACCATTTTTCAATAGAATGAAGGGGTCGTCACCATTTATAGAATACAAAGGCGAATTGATTGGAGTGACGCATTTTAGCGAAGATGCCATGCCTAGGCGATATTTCCATATGTTGGTTGTTTTAGATAGAACGACTTACGAACCCATCCGATATAGTAAACCGTTTGTGTTTAATAAGGTCGGCATAGAGTTTTGTATAGGATTCGACGCACGTGATGACAAATATCGTTTCTGGATTTCACAATTTGATCGAGACCCCGTATTATTCGAAGTAAACATGCATATTATTTCTTTTGTGAATATATATGAGTCGGAAAACTAAAAAGCTTCGTATTAATAAGAAGAAGGGAAATAATAAAAAAAAGAACAAGAGGAGAACACGAAAGATATATGGTGGCGTTACGTTAAACAATTCGTTGCAACCCAGTGATACATTATATAAGTATAATCCGCTTCCTTATAATGAAACTTTTACTGTTAAAATAGTAGGGGTCGCTAGTAATATTACAGGTAATAAAAACCTGGCAGATACAAACAACCCGGATGTATGGTATTTGGTTGCTTTTAAAAATGGTGTATATAAAAAGGAGATTTCCGGCCATACGTTAGAACCATCAAAAGGTTGGTTGACATCTTGGTCTATAGCACCCGAAACTTATAACCAAAATAGCATAGACGCAATTAACGAATTCTTTGGAACCGGAAATACAATACGTAAATTGTATAACGCAGAAGAGATTGATACTGATTCAAAATTACAATTTATTAATACTGTAATTAAAAATAATAGTGCTGGGTATCTTAGTGATACTCTAGATACGATTGTAAGGAAACTAGAAGCAAAGCGGGATGTCGAAGTAGCGCAATTTATAGCCGAACCACCTAAAAACCCTTTTGATGAAAACGGCGAAGATGATTCGCTCGTGAACGAAGATGATTCACCACCGGACGAAGATGATTCGCTTGTGAACGAAGATGATTCTCTTTTACAGGGCGAGATTGTGGAAGAGGAAAAAAAACAATCGGAAGCGAATGATATTCGAATTAATGAAGGTAAATCAGATGAAAATACGACCGCACAGCTATTACCAGTGTCGAGATTTCCGAAATTACCAAGTCTGCCAAAATTCTCGGGTATATCTTTTCCAAGTCGTAACAAAACATTAAAAAATACACCAGAAGTTGACATTAAGAATAAAGTGCGCGAATTAGAAGCCGCTAATATTAATATTGAGAATAAAGTACGTGAATTGCGAAATGCGTTAATGCTACCATTACCAAAAGAACCACAAATGGAAACAATCGTAGAAGTAGATGAAACAGAGGAAATTGATGGGGGTGCGAAAAACGACGAAGAATTAAAAACAATCACGACCATTAAGGAAATTATAGCGCAGACACCAGGTGTTTTAACTGATGCTGACATAACAAAAATAGAAGATTTGTTAAAAAATATACCCGGAGATTCATTCAAAGAAGAGGTTGCTATAATAAATGAGATTGTATCCGAATCTAAAAAATACAATGTAAATACCATTCAAATTGAAACGCTTGCTAAATCTGTCGCCACGCCAATAATAAATCCCAAACCATCTGCTGACGCGACGGTTGGACCTCTCCAATCAGAACCCGTTAAAGCGCCTTCATCTGGTTTTTTTAATAAGTTAAAAAACTTTACGCAAAAAAAACGACCTCTTAATACCGCCGTTCCTTCTCCTGTGGAAGATCATGTAGTGCTTGCTAGTTCATTTGTAACCCTTGCTAACGCACTAAGCCCTGACACCACCGATAAATCCTCCGATACCATCGTCCAAGTACCTGAAGGGTCTTCAGTGGAGAAAGACCTTTTAGAAGCAATTGATAAGATTATAGAAGACGACTCGTGTTTCGTAGATGAAAAAACTGGGACGTTCTATAGCCAACTCGAAGCATATAAAACAACTTATGCGAAATTAACTGTTGATAATATGCGCACATTTGGTGAATTAGAGCCAGGACTTAGAAAACGAATACTCGAATGTAGTGTTGAAACAAAAAAAGCGGCACAAATAGTACTCGCCGATTATGAAAAACGATCGTCAGCTCTATTATCAACTAAAGATAGACTATTTAATCGGTTCACGCGAAAAAATTCGGGTAAAGATTCGGAAATAAGTGACATACTAGATAGAGTAAAAGATGTGTCAGGAGACGAATTAGAAACAATCATATATACATTAAGAGATGCCTTATCAAAACCAGATGATAAACAAGCACGATTTAATGAGTTAGATACACTAATTACTCAATATAAAACACGCTTGACTTCCGAACAAAACAACCTATCCGCAGCAACTGATGAGACTGAAAAGGAGGTAATAAAAAAGAAAATCGCTGATATAGAAAAAACTATAGCGGAAAAGACAAAAACGAAAGATAATGTTAAGAGCACGATCGAAGAGAATGTAGACCTTATATTAGATTGGCTTAGATCAACAAGACAAGACGCGGAAAATCTCATAAAAGCCAAACAAATAGAATTAAAAAAGGGCAAATCTCCAGCAGAGAAAGTTGTTATTAATGATGATATTAAAAAGTTAACCGATCGGATAGCTCTTCTCAAGAAGAATGAAAGGGATGTGTTCTCTATAAAAGGTCTTAAAAATATAAAAACTGCAAATAATAGAACTTTGAAGCAACGACTATTTGGTGATAAAGAGAGAGATTCCGAAGCGTCGGATTCAGGTGAAAAACTAGGCTTCAACAACAAACCAGAGGTAGTAATAAACCCATTCAATATTTTAGACCAATCAAAGGAGTTTGTACCAATTGTAATTGAAGGTGACGAAATATACATTAATAATATCCGAATAGATGGGTCCGAAGAAGCAAAAAGGCAAGAATGGAATAAGGCAAGGGAGGACATATTGGGTCTACCGGAACAAAAGGGTAATACATTACCCAGTTTTGATGCGGGTAAATTGACATTTAAGGTTTATAAACGAGGTAAGGTCAGCATCCAGTTAAATGATGGTCCTGTAGTTTACATAAATAACAAGGCTGAATTAGAAAAGTTCAAAGATGATAGTAGAAAACCAACCCAGAAGCCTTCTCTGTTGTCTCGCATAAGCAATCCATTTAAAAATATGTTTGGATCAAACAATAGTAGCAAAAAGGAGGAAGAGGAACAGGAAAATGAGGAACAGGATCAGGAAGAAGGAGGTGTTGAAGGACTGTCTGAAGAAGGAGAACAGGAAGAAGGAGGTGTTGAAGGACTGTCTGAAGAAGGGGAACAGGAAGAGGAAGAGGAAGAGGAAAGAAGCGGACCGGTGTTTATTGATAAAGGAGTAGTAAGAAGCGAACAAAGTGAATCAAAAGACATGATGTAAATTAAACTGGTCCAGTCCGTTTGTAAATATATCGATTATAAATAAGAGTTTAATATACCAATATTATATACATAAAATGTGCTGGAATAAGGATGTCTCATTAAATACATTCTTATTTAGTGGTTTTGTACTGCTATTAGTAATATACAACAATAACTACACACAATACAAGTCATGGGGTCTGGATAATTTCTGGATGTATGTGTTTTTCGCGTCGTTCATTCTCATGCAGTTAATCGAGTATTTTATATGGCTAAATATAGACAACGCGTTCTATAACAACGTGTTTTCGGTAATGGCAACCGTCTTAATAACGCTCCAACCCGTTGCGAGCCTCATGTTATTAAGATCAACTGACCTGAGGAATACTATGCTTGGTGCATACTCCACACTAGCGATACCATACGTTATATATAAATTATTCATTGTAAAAACGAATCCACACTCCGAAATAACTAAAAAAGGCCACTTACAGTGGAGGTTCTTGGATACAACACCTATAGTACCAGTGATTTGGTTCGCCTTCTTCTTTTTTAGTTTTATTTACGAAAAGATATGGGTAGGCATAGGACTCGGATTGTCAGCATTCGCGCTTTCGTATTATAACTACAAAACAGATCAATCTATGTTCTCAATGTGGTGCTGGATGGTGAATACGGTTATGATTTACTACGCAGCCAACCTAATTTTCTTCTTGCCCTACAAAGAACTCTTTGCTCTATAATGTAGTATGTCAACACGACCAACATTCGTCGTAGGAAATTCGTCAACTCCATACGCATCTTGCATCAGTAACCATTCGAACATACCACCGGCGTAAACATAGACGTCTATGATACCGAGAGCAAGCAGCTGCGTTTGTTTTTGGACGGCCGACAAATCACACGAATTTCGCCCATAAACTATTACCGGTAGGTCGGGTGAAGTATAATCATTCAATTGCGTATTAATCACGGACTCTTCCTTATCAGTAGGGGTTGTGCCTCGTATTAAAGTGTCTTGTTCTCCAATTGGAAGCGTATTTATTATAATATATCGTGTTGGATTCTTTATTGCAATTTTCATATCCTCAAATCCGACAAGTTTTTTAGGAGGAGTTTTAAATAAGAACATTCAGTTGTTTATTATACATCTATTATTTTTATATCCTGATACTCTATAAAAATAATGTTTTTCAGTTGTTTCAAGACTATGTTCCGGAAAACTAGGAAATCCACGAAGAAGACAAAGAATAAGACCAGACGTAGACGTATGAAGGGCGGATGAGGCGATTCCGGAGGGCAGAGAACCAAACCCTCTCCTTTACAGATATAATGAGTTTTGTTTGAATATTTCCATTGCGTGACGACTAAGGATGCAACCGTAGGTTTCCCATATTCTGATAAATGGATTTGGCTACACCTTTCCAAAGGTGTATTGCAAACCAATATAAAACTAAATTGCTATACATTACATGTCATCTATAGCAATTCTTACGGCCGTCGGGTTTAGTGCGTTGCACTTATTCTCGGTTTTATTCACACCCCTATTATTTGCCGTGCGTTCATTAGGTTTGCACTATTATATTGTACGAAATGACGATGAAAAGACGCGGGCGGTCACTAAGGTTCTCCAGGCAACAGCCATAAACTCAATTACAATATTCCAACAAGGGAACTATCAACCATCCGGTTGTTTTATAAACAGTAACTGCATGGGATATTATGTGTATTCTAGTTCATATGGCGGTTCTTCTGTAGAAATACACTTATTTGCGAGGGAATCATATTTCAAGTCATTGGTGGAAACTGTAAAATCTCCAATTTCATTTGCAAAAACACAAACACAAACACAAAAAACCCCAGTGTCGAATTCAATAACGGTGTTTTCACGCATGGGGTCTTATACAAATATATACTATAGTCCCACACGAATTGAAGTCCACGATTTTGAACCACGAGGCCAGCAAGGTGAGGTAGTTGATAGTATTTGTGATTCATTCGCAAAACATAAACGTGGCGTATTTTTTATTCACGGAGTGAGTGGAGCAGGTAAAAGTACAATTGGTATGCTCATAGCAAATCTATTAAAAGGCACATTTTGTCACACATTCAATCCTACAGATCCGGGCGACACGATCCATCATTTATTACGTGATTCGGAACCATCGGAAGAACGACCTACTATTATTTTATTGGAAGAGGTGAATACTATGATTCATGAGCTACATGAAAATCGGATTCAAAAGCATAAGAATGTGACGACATGTATTCATAACAAGAGTACATATAATACATTTATGGACGATTTAATATTATATAGAAATGTGATGATTATCATGACGAGTAATGAGAGCAAAGAAAAAATGGATGAACTTGATCCGTGCTATCTGAGGAAAGGACGTGTTAGTGAATATTATTCAATTATGGAACCGTTACCGATCTCTTAAAATTTACATTTTCATATACTCCTTGATTTTGTTAAAATTGAATTATAACGATATACTTTATATATAATGACAATATGAATAAAAACACATTTGCATCGCACGAAAAAGCACAATACTGGAGTGTAAAGAATGGAGACATTAAACCAGAGGATGTTGCCGCGCATTCGAAAAAAAAATTTTGGTTTGATTGTTCGGATTGTAAACATACATTTGATATAACATTAAGCGACGCATCTCGTGGATATTGGTGTGGTTATTGTAGGAATAGAAGGCGTTGTGAAGATGTGAAATGTCAGTTTTGTTTAACTAATTCATTTGTATCGCATGAGAAGTCTAAATATTGGAGTAAAAAAAATGGAGACGTCAAACCTAGGAATGTTGCTCTAAATTCAAACAATAAATTCTGGTTCGATTGTTCTGATTGTAATCATACATTTGATGCTACTCTAGTTAACTTAAATCGTGGAAAATGGTGTGGATATTGTCAAAATAAAAAGCGGTGCGAAGATATAGATTGTGTCTACTGTTATAATAATTCGTTTGCATCACACGAGAAGGCGAAATTCTGGAGCTCAGAGAATGGAAATGTCAACCCAAGAGATCTTGCTATGAATTCAAATAAAAAATTTTGGTTTGAATGTCCTGACTGTAACCACACGATTGAGATGTCACTAAACAATATAGCACAAGGTAAGTGGTGTGACTATTGTTACAACAGAAAAAGATGCGCTGATATAGCTTGTAAAAATTGTCGCGATACTTCATTTGCTACACACGAGCGGGCTAAATACTGGAGCGCAAAGAATGGAGACATAACCCCGAGAGATGTTTCTCGGAGCAATGGCGCAAAATTCTGGTTCGATTGTCCGGATTGTAAACATACATTTGATGCTGTATTGTCGAGCGTAAATCATGGATGTTGGTGTGGATATTGTGCGAATGTTAGACGGTGCGATCATCAAGATTGTCAGTTTTGTTTTGTAAATTCGTTTGCGTCACACGAAAAATCAAAATACTGGAGTGTAAAGAACGGAGACGTTAAACCGAGAGATGTTGCTAAAAATGCAAATGAAAAATACCTGTTCGATTGCCCTGAGTGTAATAATACATATGAATCATTATTATCAAATATAAACAAAGGACAGTGGTGTGGTTGTACGAAACATAAAACCGAGACTAAATTATATAATGCACTACGGATATACTACCCAACTCTTGAAAAACAATTCACATCGGAGTGGTGTAAAAAAAAACATAAATTGCCGTTTGACTTTTGTATTCCAGAATTTAAAATTATACTTGAATTAGATGGTCCGCAACATTTTTATCAGATACAAAATTGGCGATCGCCGGAAGACGAATCGATAAATGATGTGTATAAAACAAAATGTGCTAACGAAAATGGATATTCTGTTATTCGCATACTACAAGAGGATGTATGGAATGATTCAAATGAGTGGTTAAATGAGATTATAAAAAATATAAAATATATTATAGCCGACAACACTGTTATTCATAACATATTCATTGATAATTCGGACAAATATGATAATTTAATGGAATTGCTATAGAACAAAAAAGAGTTTGTTGTTATTATATTTACTTACATTTTTTTTATTTTTATGACTTTTTTAAACACAGCAAGCTTCTTCCGCCTTCCACTGGAGGATCGCACCGCCAATATCGTTAAGCATCCCCAAGTTATAGTCACCTATCCACGCCCGCCCGAAATTCATCCCACCCGCCTCTATCAACGCACACAAGTCGTCTACGTGGCGCTCAATCTTTACACTATAGCCCTTTAGTTCAACCATTGTGTTTCCGCACGACAGTAGGTAGATACATAGTAGCGACGGCACACAGAATGCATCCTCAATCTTCGGGAAGTGGTCCTGCAGTTCGGCGAAATCGCCTTCGTCGCCCATCCGAATCTCTAGACTCGGTCCAATATGGTCCCCTTCGAGCCAGAGACGCATTGTCTGTGCGTCGTAGGGACCGGCGATCACGCCCTTGTTAGTATAGTACCAGGTTCCCTGGAGCGCCTTGCGCTTTTCCAGGTTTCGGACGATAGGCTTCGCCTTCTTTATTTCGCCGAAATTTTCGGGCTTCGTGTCGGAAGCAAATGATAGACGTCTAATGACTGACATGTTTGGTTGTTAGTTGTTAGTTTGGTTGGTTTTAGTGCTATAAAAATCAGTAACTCGACAACTAAATTCAATTTTCCCTGCTTTTGTGTTGATTTGACGTTCTCGAAGATTAATTTGGTGATTAGACCTTTGGGAAAGATTAATTTGGTGATTGGACCTTTCCCAAAGGTATAAAAGGAGGGGTTCGGGGAACCTTGGTTCCCTGATAAAATTGAAACAATATAATTTCCGTTAATTATATAGTAAAATACAATCTATAATGGATCTCAAACAAACCAAACTCACCAAAATCGAATGGAATAATACAGAAGTTCCAGTGGACCCCGACGAAATGCGTATCCTCCAACTCATCCGTGATGGGTATCATGACGTAAATACCAAGTCAAACGTAAACCAATCAATGTTTCAAGTTGTGAAAATCGAAGTGTCTCCAGAGAACGAGTCACATCTATATCAATTATATTTCGAAAAAGATGTAAAATCAACAATAAAAAAATACGGAGATGCTATGGTTACCTATGTGCCCGCACTAGCTCAAATGAAGCAACCAAAGAAGGTAGATACGATTCGCCTACAAAACATGGATGCAACGATCGAAACAAAACGCGATATTATTTTCGAGTATGTTCTGTTGGATTTGGCACGCTCGATTATGAAGGCAATTGTAAACAAAACATCAAAATATGCTCTCGCCCTTTATACGGTGATTCAGCTGAAGAAGTGCACGATTCCGAACGTTAATAAATATGTACTAGAGTTTGTTGATAAAGTCGCCAAGATTGCGAATGATATGACGTCTATTGCGAGTGTCATTCATCGCGCGTACGAATTCATTGAGAAGAACCCAACACTCCTTAAATACGAAGATGCGGCACTGTTTAATCACCAGAAGCGGCTGTTTACGATTTTTAAACAGAAACCGACCACACCCAAACTGGTTCTTTATATTGCGCCGACGGGAACTGGAAAAACATTGTCTCCAATCGGACTATCCGAGCAATTCCGTGTCATATTCATTTGTGTTTCGCGCCATGTCGGTCTGGCTCTCGCAAAATCATCGATTAGTATGGGTAAGAAAATTGCCTTCGCATTCGGTTGCGAAACGGCGTCAGACATCCGATTGCATTTCTTCGCATCGGCGAATCATACGAAAAATACGAGAACCGGCGGTATTTGGAAAGTGGATAATAGTATCGGTACCAAGGTCGAGATTATGATATGCGACGTCCAGTCCTATTTGACTGCAATGCATTATATGTTGGCGTTCAACCAAGAGGAGAATATCGTCACGTATTGGGATGAGCCGACGATTACTATGGACTATGAGGAGCATGATCTCCACGCGCAAATTCACCAGAACTGGATTGAGAATAAGATATCGAAGATGGTCCTATCATGCGCTACGCTACCCCAAGAGGCCGATATTATGGAGTCGATTTGTGATTTCCGAATGAAGTTCGATTGTGCGGACATTCACACGATCAATAGTTATGATTTCAAGAAGACGATTGCGGTTGTAAATAAAGATGGTATGTGCGTTCTTCCCCATTTGTTGTATGCGGATTATTCGGATCTTATGAAGTGTGTGCGTCATTGTGAGACCAATCGGACACTATTGAGGTATTTTGACCTATCGGAGATCATCCGGTACATCAAGTATGTTTCTAAACACGATCTATTGGATAGCGAATACAATATCGATACGTATTTCACTAGTATCGCGGACATTACTATGAACTCATTGAAACTCTATTATTTGGAGTCGCTGAAGCATTTGGACCGCGAAAAGTGGTCTGACGCACACGAGAATCTTAAGAGTACACAAGAACTTAAATTCGATTCTGCAGGTGGTATTAAATTGACAACGAATGACGCACATACATTGACGGATGGACCTACGATATTCTTGGCAGATGATGTCGAGAAAATCGGAAAATTTTATATACAGAACTCGAGTATTCCAGCGAGCGTGTTTGATAATATTATGGAGCGCATAGAGATAAACAATGATCTACAAGAGAAAATTACAAAACAGAGGCAATTGTTAGATGATAAATTAGGAACATCCAAAGACACGACGGATGACAAGGATGTGGATAAGAAGAACGCACGACGCGAGAAATTGGATCCGGAAATTAGTAAAATCTCCAAAGATCTAGAGAAGCTCCGCGAACAGATAAAGAGTGCGAACTTAGATTCGAAATACATTCCTAACACGAAAGAACATCAGAAGGTATGGACGAAAACCCACGTAGACAGTGCATTCGTTCCACATATCGAGGAGTCGACAGTTAAAGAGATTATGGAGTTGGACGTACCAAATTCCATGAAAATTCTGCTACTTCTAGGAATCGGGATGTTTGCGACGAATCCGAACACACAATACATGGAGATTATGAAGCGACTCGCATACGAACAACGACTATTCTTGATTATTGCATCATCGGATTATATTTATGGAACGAACTACTCGTTCTGTCATGGGTTTATTGGGAAGGACTTGACGCATATGACACAGCAGAAGATTATTCAGGCGATGGGGCGCATCGGGCGTAACAAGGTCCAGCAGGAGTACACGATCAGATTCCGTGATGATGAGATTATGATGAGATTGTTTCAGCCGGTGACGCACAATTTAGAGGCGATTAATATGTCGCGATTGTTTCAAGGGGGGAGGTGAACCTACGATTCAAGGGGAACCGGCGGTTCCCCTTTAACCCCTCCCTTTTACAAGGAAATCACATCCTGTCCGGAGCCTCTTGGATTGTTGGACTTCATACGAGTAACTATATTTCTGATTGGTATGCGAAGTGATAATGCGAAGTGATAATGCGAAGTGATAATGCGAAGTGATAATGCGAAGTGATAATGCGAAGTGGTATTATATTTTTTATAATCGATTTAGCAAAAGTAAACCCACCATACCATATATATATATATTATATAATGCCTCAATTCGTATTAAATAAGACGTTAAACGAAGACTATGGTAGTGTGAATTCAGTCGCATTCAGCCCCGATGGGATGAAAGTCGTCTCCGGGAGCGGAAACAACGTCAAGATATGGAGTGCGTCTACAGGGAACGTCGAGCAGACCTTACAGGGAAACTCTCGTGGTGTGTATTCCGTCGCATTCAGCCCCGACGGGAAGAGAGTGGCGTCCGGAAGCGGAGACTTTACTGTCAAGATATGGAGTTTGGAGACAGGGGAAGTCGAGCAGACGTTACGGGGACACTATAGTACTGTGCTTTCCGTCGCATTCAGCCCCGACGGGGCGAGAGTTGTGTCTGGGAGCGCAGACGAGACTGTCAAGATATGGAGTTTGGAGACAGGGGAAGTCGGGCAGACGTTACAGGGACACTCTGATAGTGTGAATTCCGTCGCATTCAGCCCCGATGGGGCGAGAGTTGTGTCTGGGAGCAGAGACGATACTGTCAAGATCTGGAGTGCGACGACAGGGAAAGCCGAGCAGACGTTAAATGGACTCTCTGGTAATGTGTATTCCGTCGCATTCAGTCCCGATGGGACGAGAGTCGTATCCGGGAGCGGAGACAACGTGAAGATATGGAGCGTGTCAACAGGAGAACTCGAACAGACGTTACAGGGACACTCTAGTATTGTGAGATCCGTCGCATTCAGCCCCGATGGGACGAGAGTCGTCTCCGGGAGCGAAGACAAGACTGTTAATATATGGAGTGCATCGTCAGGGAAAGTCGTGCAGACGTTAAAGAGATACTCTGGTAGTGTGTATTCCGTCGCATTCAGCCCCGATGGGACGAGAGTCGTCTCCGGGAGCGGAGACAAGACTGTCAAGATCTGGCGCAATGACGCGATGCAGCTAGCACATATTGCGATCGGGCAGGACCTACCTACTGGACTGCCGGAACTGGTAGCTAGTTATCTAGGAGCGAGTACACTCGAGCAAGACCGACATTTCAAATCGGTAGGTAGACTTAACAGAAAATCAAGGAAGGGTTTCTCGCGTTCGCCATCTAAGCCGAAACCCAGGTCCCGGTCCACGAATTCTAAGAGATCTAAATCCCTGTTAAGGAAATACAAATCTATATAAACATTATTTTATCAATTAATGTTTATATATGCCTTCTCATAAAAGTAATGGGTAACACAGTTTAATTATATATCAAATACGGTAATAGGTACATGGACGAAATCAGGACAATGGTATTAGTATTATTATTTTTATTGAGAAGATAGGAGGCAATCAACGATGACATTATCATCATAACACTATCGGCGACAACCGCTTTATACGACAACTCCTTTGCATAATCCTTGAATGTATCAATCATTCTATTAACGCCCCTAGGTACACTACTGAAAAAAACCGCGAATAATAGATCATGGGCGATCTGCAATACTACGGCTAAAACAATAAAGTTTAATAATGAAAAGGTCTCGAATACCTTATAATAGATTGCTCGGGCAATAATAAGAACAATCAATATAATAGAAACATCCGCAATGACGGCTGACAAATTATACGTCGAATACCAGTTCTTCAGGACCTCGGATTTTAATAAACCCATATTTGATAGTAAAATTCCAAATAAATCTGTAATCAAGACAGCATTTAAAAGTGGCAAAAATCCAGTAGAATCGGCAATATTACTCATGATGTATATAATATATTCACACTAAATTGGTTGATATAGATTCAGCCTTAATCATTATATTATGTTGTGATTGAGGTTCTACATCAATCGGTAACAAGATTGCAATACCTATCGCCGTAAGGGTGTGGAAGATACTCGTGCCCCAATAGTATTCTAAATATATAGTTTCCAATTTACATGTGAATCCTACGACCATTAATAGCGATCCGACCATAAACACTTTATTTCGTGCATAATATGATCCAAGGGTTACCATATTCAGAACCATGATAGTACCGGTTATCGGAACTAAATTAACACGATAATATTGCACGATCGTATCAGCATGATCCAAGTATATCGCAGTTGAAATATAGATAACAAACATCGTGTCTACGGCATATATCATATACCATTTGTTCTCCGCTTTCGGTAGTATACTAAGTGAAACGATAATTATAACCCAGAAGATGCAGGTAACGTCTATGAAATTGATAATCGGATTCGAATTCGCCCATAGACCGAAACT